CAAGAACCTGGTTGCAGTCTAAAGTTAGGTCATTAAATCCTTCAGAAAAAGAATTTTTTAGAGATAGAGAAAGAACAGTAAAATCACCATTTATTGGTCGCATGTACTTTTTCTATTATGATCCAAAGACAAAAGATAAGTTACCGTATTTTGACAGATTTCCTTTAGTGATACCTGTTGAACCATACAATGATGGTTTTCTCGGTTTGAATTTGCATTACATTCACCCAAGATACAGAATCACTTTATTGGATAAACTCAGTCAAACAGCAACAGATACTAGGTTCGATTTGAACACAGAACTAAGAGTTAATTATCAATATTTAAAAGGCGCAACAAAAGCATTTGAAGCCATTCCATGTATTAAAAGATATTTGTATTCACATGTAAGGTCACGCTTCATCGAAATATTTGCTGACGAATGGGACATAGCTTGTATGTTACCTATGGAAACATTTGTTGGCGCCGGCACAAGTAAAGTTTACGCAGAATCAAAGGGCAAATTCTAATGTCATTCGCACCAAATTTATTTCTATCAAACATTCGTGCAAAAGATGGTCTTGCACGGCCGAATCGATTTGAGGTTGTTCTACCAATACCTCGTTACATAAACAATTTTATTGGTAATTCTGTATTCGAACAATTGTTTAATTTACCAAATACAATCTTTACAAATGTTTCTGATATATTAGGTGGAGTTTTTGGAAGTCAGCCGGAAGATCCTCAATCTAAAACAAGTAACGCTTCGATCTCACGATACTTGGCCCTTCAATGTGAATCAGCTGAACTTCCAGGTAAAACACTTGCAACAGCTGATGTAAAAATCTATGGTCCAACATTTAAAGTACCATATCAAACTCAATATGCCGACACAACATTGACTTTTCTATGTACAAATGAGTTCTATGAAAGAAAGTTATTTGACCGTTGGATGGAAGCAATCATGCCAACAGACACAAATAATTTAAGATATGCAAAAGACGAAGAAACTCGGTATCTAACAAACATAAAAATCATTCAATATGATGAATTTATTAAACAGATTTATGCAGTAGAATTGATTGATGCGTTTCCAGTTGGAGTGTCATCACAACAATTATCTTGGCAGGATGACGGTGTGCATAGACTATCTGTTCAGTTTGCATATCAAAAATATAGAACAATTTATTCTGGCACATATAACTTATCTCAGGCAGCTGCTGCATTATTTGGAAGTGCTGGTGAAAGATTAGTTACTGGTCTTGGAAGAAATGTAGATCAGACAGTAGGGAGAATATTCTTTTAATTAAGTGAGGAAATTATGTTACCAAAAGTTGATGTACCAATTTATGATTTGAAATTATTATCTGTAGACAAAAAGATTAGGTTTAGACCATTTACAGTTAAAGAAGAAAAATTGTTTCTGATGGCTTCGGAATCTCAAGATGCCGAGTCTGTATTGAATACAATAAAACAAGTCGTAAACAATTGTATTTTAAGTGATATAAATGTAGATTCATTGCCAGTTTTTGATTTGGAATATTTGTTTTTAAATCTCAGGGCTAGATCTATTTCAGAATTAGTTACTTTAAAATACAAATGCAATAATACAGTTGAAGAAGATAAGAAGTGTGGTAACATAGTTCAATTTGATCTGAATTTGTTGGATATAAAACCAACAAAAGAAAATGACCACACCAATAAAATAGAAATAAATGACAAACTTGGTATTGTTATGAAGTATCCTAGTTTTGAAATGATTGAGAAATACAAAGATGCAAAAGATGCTAGTGTAATTGTAAATTTAATTATTGATTGCATTGATTACATTTATGATGCAGAAAATATGTACTATGCTAAAGATACTCTACGGCAAGAACTTGAAGAATTTATAGATTCTTTGCAGTCAAAAGAGTTGGAGAAACTTAAATTGTTTTTCGAATCAATGCCAAAGATCAAAAAGAAACTACAGTTTAAATGTAATAAATGTAATCATGAAGAAGATATTGATGTAGAAGGAATTCAAAGTTTTTTCGGTTAATTTTTGGTCATGAAAATTTAGGTAACTACTATCAAACTAATTTTGCATTGATGCAACACCACAAATATAGTTTGACAGAATTGGATAACATGTTACCTTGGGAAAGAGATATTTACGTGAATATGTTAGTTCAGTATCTTGAAGAAGAAAATGAAAAAATAAAAACAGCTCAACAAAATAGGAAACGATAATGGCTAGTTTTGCAGACGTAGTAAAAAGACAACGAAAAGAGGGTTCTAGTCGAACTGGTGCTCTTGCTTCGGCTGTTGGCCAAAAAACACTAGAGGCAATAGATCCAAGAAAATTCTTCGACCAAAGTGGTGTCTTAACTTCTTTATTTCCTTCTTTAAAGGCTTACAAAGCTCGTGGAGTTGGTGATAAAGATTCAAGTGATAAAAGTCTAAACAAACTTGCAACATTACAAGCTTCTGGTGATGCAGCGACAAGAGTTTCACTCGAAGAAATGGTAATCAAACTTGACAATAATTTAGTTTATAGTCGAATGATTGCCAAAAATTCTACTGTCTTGCCTCAAATGGCTAGAGATGCAAATCTAACAAAACAAAACATTGGTCGTTTATTAAATCTTTTTGGCGGTTCACAAGCAACAAGAGCATCTGATTATTTTAAAAGAGCTGGTGAAAGAGAGTCAGCAGTTGAGGCTGCACTTGCAAGACGAACTGCAAGACAAACACAACCAACTCCAACACAAGTGAAGAAAGAAGATAGTAGCACCATTTTAATGATGTTATCTGGTCTTTTTACTCCATTAACTGGTGCAATAGGTGGACTTATTACTTCAATAACATCATTTGCTAGTGACTTAAAAGCTTTATTAGGCATTACTTCATCTATGGGAATTTTGAGAGCTGCTATTGCAGCTTTAACTTCTCCATTGGCGCTTCTAGTTGCTCCTGTTGCAGCTTTAGCTGCTTGGTTAATTGGAAATGATAAAAAAGGTGAAAATTATGTAGATGAAAATGGCCAATTACCAGGAGGAGTTACACCCGAACAAAGTATGCAGCAAGCTCCAAATATAGATGAATTTAATAATAGGATTGGTGGTAAACCAATGGGTTTACCTCAAGCAATGAAAGAAACACAAGCAGAACAAGCCATTGAAGCAGGTAGAAAAGCAGATGTAACAGGTTCTTATGGCGCAGTAGAAAGAATTAGAGCCGAAAGATCATTGAATCCTACATCACCAACAAAAGTAGATTCGAGTGAGATTAGTGAAGATTTAGTTAACTTTATTAAATCAAAAGAAGGTTTTACGCCAAAAGCAAAATGGGATTATAAACAATGGAGCGTTGGTTATGGAACCAAAAGTTTTGAAGGTGAAACAATCACCGAAGCTGAAGCAGATCGGCGCCTAAGAGAAGAAGTTGCTAAATCACAAAAGAGTGTAATCGATCATGCTTTGAAACATGGTTATAATTGGGATCAAAAGAAAATAGATGCACTAACATCATTTGCTTACAATTTAGGTCCTGGTGCTCTAAATCAACTTACAGCTGGCGGTACAAGATCGGATGAAGAAATAGCCAAAAAACTTTTAGAATACAATAAAGTTCGTAAAGGTACCGAACTTGTTGAAGAAAAAGGATTGACTACACGAAGAACACAAGAATTTGCTATGTTTGCTGGAACGACTCAGCAGGCACCAACATTAGCTTCAGCACCACCAACAACAGGACCAAAAGTCGCAGCTGCTTCAAGTTCCGTTTCAGAAGGTCGTATGCAATTAGGTATGGCGCCAACACCGTCAGTAAATTATGTTGATAATAGCAAGAATGTTCAACAAGCACCAACAACATCAACATCAGCACTTAATGCTTTCGATCCATTTATGTTTGAAAATTTGATAAGTAGACAAACATAAAAAACCCGGCACTAGGCCGGGTTTGCACTTGCATGGGATTTTTTAGTCTTGATTTGCCAAAGATTTGAAGTAATCTAAATCTTCATCATCAGCACCTGATGTATCAAATGGAACATCATCATCTTCAGATAAAGAAGCAGCTGCAGCTTTAGTTGCTACTGCTGCAGGAACTGCCGTACCGAGAACTTTATCTAGGCGCTCTTTCAATTTATCGTATGACTTGAATTGTTTTGGTTCAACAAACTCTTTTAGAGAATGTTCTTTCTTCCACAATTCTTCCAACTTGTCATCGTCACCATCATATATTG